ATTAGCTAAATTAATTGGTATTACTAGTAATGAATTATTATTATCTACTGAATCACATGGTTCATTATCTAATAAATTAAATATTAGTGATTCTAATTTTGAATTAAGTTATTCATTAGCGGATCCATTAGTTATTCCAAAAATTAATTATCCTACAAATGAAGAATGGCATTTAGAAATTGATTTAGAAAGAGAAGATATAGATAACTTAATTAAAGCTAAAAACGCATTATCAGATTCAGATTTATTTTCACTTAAAGGTGTTACTAATTTAGATGGTGATACTGTTTTAGAATTTGTGTTTGGTGATGATTCTAATTTTGCTAGTAAAGTTAATTACCAAATTACAACCCCAGTTGATAATAAATTTGCTGGTATGGATATTCAATTTAGTGCTAATAACTTAAAAGAAGTACTAAATTCAAATAAAGATAGTGATGCAACTAAATTTTCATTACATTATGGTGATTTTGCATCAATGATTAAAATAAAATTCGATACTGAGGAAATTACCAGTATTTATAAAATGTCACAAAAAGAAAAAATAATTTAAATTATGTATAAAGATTCAGATCCAACAGGAGATTGGGGAGTAATACACACAGATGATTTTGCTGTATCCCCAGAACACAAACACAGAATATTTGTAATAGATGATTTCTATACAAACCCACACGAACTAAGAAAATTTGCAGTTAATCAATGGTATTATGATGATGAAGGTTTTGAAGGATTAAGAACTAGAAAACAATTCTTTTTTAAAGGTGTAAAAGAAAAGTTTGAACAAACAATAGGTGAAAAAATTACAATATGGGAAGAACATGCTATGTGTGCTCGATTTCAAAACCATAAAGCTGATTTTAGACCAGTATATCATTGTGATAGTCAAACTTGGGCCGCTGCTATTTATTTAAATCCTGATGCACCATATGAAGCAGGAACTTCATTTTATGCTCATAAAGAAACAGGATTAAGAGGTGGTGAACCTAATATTGGAGAAGCATTTAACAATCAAACTTGGGTTGATCCAACTAAATATGTTAAGATTGATACTACAGCAAATATATTTAATAGATGTGTTATTTGGGATGCTAAATTGATCCATGCTGCACCTACTTATTTTGGATGGGATATTGATTCAGCTAGATTAACTCAAGTATTCTTCTTTGATACAGCAGGAAAAGAAACAGAAATTTACTAGGAAATGCAATTTTTCCTTCGTATTATATATGTATAACCGAACATAAGATGTAGCTAGGGCACGTGTTATGTTTTAAAAATTAATTAACCGAGAGCTTCGGCCTCACAAATAAAAATGATATGAGTACATTAGAAATCTTTGAAAGGCATATAAGTCCTTTCGACATCCTTTTTAGGAACCACTTTAAATCTGACAGCACATTTCAACCTGTTGGAAATTTCAAACAACCACATCCACTTAATATTTTCTTTGACGATACAGGACTTCATTTCGAAGTTGCTTGTACTGGTCTTACTAAAAAAGACGTAGTCTTAGATATTGAAGGGGATATTTTAAAAATTAGTTACACTAAACCAGAAGATGATAAATTCCATGAAGGAATGATTCATAATGGTTTATCTAAAAAATCATTTGATTTAAGATATAAAATTGCACCTAAATTCGATTTAGGTAATATTGATGCATCTTTAGCAAATGGTCTATTAGAAATTTTTATACCTTTAGCTGAAGAAGCTAAACCAAAATCAATTAAAATTAAATAAAAGTTATTGCAAAAAAGCGTGTCCTAGCGCATCCTATTTCGTATATTGAGGTCAACGAAAAATAACAAGTTATATGGCTAGAAAAGCAAAATCACACACTATGATCAAGGATCCTTTATTGGAACCTTATTTTGTAACAATAGATGAAAATTGTTGCACCGTTAACCAAATTATACAGAAAAATACAAATCACTTTAGAAGTAAAGGGAAAACTAAATCATATGAAAAAGCAATTTCATTTCATAGTAATTTAGGTACCGCTTTATTTTGTATAGCAAGGTATCTTCAACATGATAAAGGTACCCATGATTTGGATGGAGTATTGAGTAAATATGAACAAATAGAATTAAACCTTAAACAATTTATAAATGAGCAAGTTAGTAGCGTTATATAACGCATGTATCGTTAAGCCTATAGAGGCTGAAGAAGAAACATATGGGAATATTATTGTCCCAGATATGGGTAAAGAAACAAATACTTTTGGAGAAGTAATTTCTGTTGGAGATGGTAATTTTACCTTAACAGGTGATAAAATCCCAACACAACTAAAAGTAGGTGATAGAGTAGTACTACCTACTCAAGGATTTACAAAACTACCATTTAATGGAGAAGAATATTATGTAGGTCCTGAGAATAATATTTTAGCAAGAGTAGAATCTACAGTAAGTGTAGAAGATGCTTTAGCAGAAACAGAAGTAACTAAACAAGACATAAACGACTTAACAGATATTTAATGGAAAATCAAGTAAAATACGGGAAAGAAGCAAGACAGGGTTTATTGAAAGGTATTGATAAACTAGCAGATGCAGTAGTATCAACATTAGGACCAAATGGTAGAAATGTTGTAATTTTTAGAGGAACTGATGTACCACCACAATCAACTAAAGATGGGGTTACAGTAGCAAAATCATTTCTAACATCAGATCCTCAAGAACATTTAGGACAGCTATTACTTAGACAAGCAGCTATGAAAACAGCAGATAAAGCAGGTGATGGTACAACTACTTCTACATTGCTAGCTAGAGAAATGATTAAAAATGGCCTAACAGCTCTAGATAATGGAGAAAACGCTGTCCAAATTAAAAGAGATATTGATAAAACGGTTAAAGAAGTATTATCAAATCTAAAAAATAATATTGCTGAAGACATTTCAGGTGAAGAGCAATTAGAACAAATTGCAACAATTTCATCTAATAATGATGTTGAAACTGGAAAATTAATTGCTCAAGCAATTGAAAAAGTAGGTTTAGAAGGTGTAGTACACGTTGAAGAATCTAAAACAGGAGATACTTATCTTGAAACAGTAGAGGGTCTACAATTTGATAGAGGATTTAAATCACCTTATTTTGTTACTGATAATAACACAATGCAAAGTGTTTTAGATAATCCAGCTATCCTAATTATGGATCACAGATTAAATACAGTAAAAGAATTACTACCTATTCTAGAAGCAGTATCAGCACAAGGTAAATCACTATTGATTATTGCTGAGGATATTGATAATGAAGCTTTAGCTACTTTGATTGTAAATAAAATGAGAGGTACAATTAATGTATGTGCTGTTAAAGCTCCAGAATTTGGGGATAGACGTAAATTAGTTTTAGAAGATATTGCTATCACAACTGGTGGTAAAGTATTTGATAAACAAAAAGGAATGAAACTAGATAAATTTAGTTGGGATTGGTTTGGTTCCGCAAGAAAAGCAACAATAACAAAAGAACAAACAACAATAGTAGATGGAAAAGGAGGAACAGAGGAAATTGAAGCACGTGTTGAAGAACTACAACAACAAATCGAAAAAGCAAGAACGCCGTATGAGACGGAACAGCTCCAAAACAGGTTGGCGAAATTCGTCGGAGGAGTAGCAATTGTACACGTAGGTGGAAATACTGAAACAGAAATGTTAGAGAAAAAAGATAGAGTTGATGATGCATTACATGCTACAAAAGCAGCACTTGATGAAGGTATTGTACCTGGAGGTGGATGTTCTCTATTATATGCTTCTAGTGGTATTAAAGCAGAGTCAATTGGAGCTCAAATCGTAGTAGAATCATGTGCTAAACCATTTAGCCAAATATTAATTAATGCAGGATATGATGATGTTAAAACAAAAATTCTTGCAGATCAATTAGTTAATTCAGGAAATGATCATTGGGCAGGTATTGATGTTAACACAGGAGATACAGTTAATTTTAGAGAAAAAGGCGTGATTGATCCAACAAAAGTTAGTAGATTGGCGTTATTAAATGCAGCATCAGTTGCAGGAACAGTATTACTAACTGAATGTACATTAACACAAGACAAACAATCAATTGAAGAAAAACTAAGAGTATTGCAAGATTCAGCTACAAATGCAGCTGGATTAGCAATGAGTTAATTTATTAATATGAACGATAAAATAGAAATAAAAGAAAATAACGTGCTTATTGCCAGGAGAGTTCCTCCTGGTGATAAATGGCGTTTGGTTGCAAATGAACCTAATGGACCTGTACATAAAACATTGACAGATACATTAGAAGCTTATATGGTTAAAACTGGATTTAAAGGTAATTATAGATTAGAACCATTACAAAGTAGTTTATATGCTATCAATGCTGAAGAAGTAGTAATTGAAGCACCTAAAGAAAAATTATTCTCAATATATGGCGAATACGGACAATAGTTTATTAAATGAGAAATACAGACCAATAACTTTAGATACGTATGTTGGTAATGCTAAATTAAAAGCATCCATTTCTAAGCAATTAGAAAACAACGATATTCAAAATTATTTATTCTATGGACCCGCTGGTACAGGAAAGACAACTTTGGCTAAACTTTGTATTAAAAATCTCGATTGCGATCATTTGTATATTAATGCCTCTGATGAACGAGGTATTGAAACGATTCGTGATAAAGTACAAGGTTTTGCGAGCACAATGTCTTTTAAACCACTTAAAGTGGTCATTTTGGATGAAGCTGATTTTCTTACTATACAGGCGCAAGCTTCTCTCCGTAATATTATTGAAACTTTCTCGCGTACGACACGTTTTATTTTAACTTGTAATTACGTAGAAAGAATAATCGACCCCTTACAATCAAGGTGTCAAGTTTTAAAAGTAATTCCTCCCACTAAAAAGGAAGTAGCCGTTCATTTAGCTAGCATTTGTGAAAAGGAGGGCATCAAATTCGAGCCTATTGCCATTGGTAAGGTAGTTAACCAGTACTACCCTGATTTAAGAAAGATGCTCAACACAATTCAATCTAGTAGTAAGGATGGAAGTCTAGATTTAGACGATTCATTACTAGTGTCTTCTAGTTATTTGGCTACTATCCTTGGGGAATTACAAAAACCAAAACCTAGTTTTGTTAGTATTAGACAAACAATAGCTGATTCTAATATTGATGATTTTGATGAGTTATTTAAATTTTTATATGATAATGCTGATAAAATATTACCTAATAAAATAGGTACAATAGCAGTACTAGTAAATGACCATCAATATAAAGCTAATTTTAGAATAGATAAAGAAATTAATGCAATGAGTTTAATTAATCAAATAATCAATAATAAGTAAATATGAAAAATCAAGGAAACCCTCAACTAAATGTTGACCTAAAAACTACTGAAGGTATTAAAAACAGTGAAGGAAAATCAGTGTTCCAATCAGGAGTTATTTTAAGAAAAATCTCTAAATTTGTAGCAGGTACAGATTCAGATGCAATTATGCCTATTCCTGTATTCTATGATCCTACTAATGGTAAAATTTTAGGTGAAGGAATACCAGTTGAATTAAGAGATGAACTTAAAGACGAGCTTACATAGTGAAAAATATATTTGATTGGCTAAAACAAATCAATTATCAAAAAGCCCCAGCTGAATCGTTTTCAGATAAAGACTGGGAGCTTTTTAATAGCTATATGATTCATAGGTTTATGAGTATGAATCGTGATTTCATTGAAGTGGTAAATTATGTTCAAGAGTTGCCACCTCAAGAAAAAGTAATGATATATAATGTTTATAAAGAATTTATCCCTAAAAACAATAAATGGAATAAATATATTAAATCAAAGAATAAACAACCGAATGTAGAGTTAGTAAAGTTATTATCTGAATATTGGGAATGTTCACAACAAGAAGCAAAACAATATAAAGATTTGTTGGAAAACGATCAAATACTTAGTATATTAAACCAAATGGGGATACAGCCCAAAGAAATAAAACAATTATTATGAACAAAGAATTATATGATATGTTGAAAACATCTGCTGAAGCAGATAAAGCAAAAGCATTATTATCACTTGAATTACTAGGTAATAAAGCTGTTGGTATTGGAGATCACTCCACTGAAGATTTTTATAAAAATGCTGAAGAAGCACTTATAAATTTAGTTGACGCTGATGATAGATTAGAAGCATTAGCAAAGTACTACCCACAAACAGTACAAGTCAATGGGTGATTCAGTTAAAAAATACATGGAGAGTTTAGAAAGTAAAATTAATAGCGGTGGACATTTTAGTTCCAACGCAATCCAATTAGAAAAAGTTATGAGTAGTAGAGAAATTAGTGATGCTAAATCAGGATCAAAATTAGATGTAAAAGTATTTGAACAAGAATACCCAGAATTATCTAAAGAATTTAAACAAATTCAAAAAGAAATGTATGAAATGTTTGCACGCAAACATATGGATTATGGACTTAATAATATTGCTTTAGGTGGTGATATTCTTAACAATAAAAATGATAAACAATTTTCATTAACTGGTCTATGTATTAGATTAACTGATAAAATATCACGTTTAAAAAATTTGTTAATTAATGGTAGATCCTTTGTTGAAGGTGAAGGTATACAAGATACATTTATTGACATTGCCAA